TAAAATAAACTAGATAGACTGATTTTTCCTCATGTGCGAGGGTGTTTCAATGTCGATAAATAACAAAACACAGCATTGCGAGGCAACTGTTTTGCTAGTTTCAAAGTCTCTAATAAAAAACTAGCATGTTTACAAGGGCAGAAATACACGAAGAAACAAACTTTAAATAAGTTTCCTAGTGTGAGTAGTCTGAAAGGGATAGCAATATCTGATTAGTGCAAAGGGTCTGACACTTTGTTAATGAGTAGCTCTCAAACTATGTGGCTACCTGTCCTTTTAAGCATTTTATATAAGGAGATATTATGAATGAACAAATAAAAACATTACTAGAAGATATTAAAAATACACTTGAACACATTGTAGCAAGTGAAGAATGGGAAACTTTAAAAGAAAGGTCTAGTGCTGATGTATTAGCTGAGCAAATAGATTGGGTATTAGAAAGAAATATTAAAGACAAATTTTAATAAGGAGATAATATGAAGTGGTGGCAAAAACAACAACCAAACAGCAAGGATTTACCATTAAAAATGTATGTGAATGGCGAGTATCATGCTACATTTAACGATATACTTACACTTGATTTTGTTAAATCAGAATTTGAAAGTGCAGGATATACTATAGAACTAAAAGGAGATAACAATGAAACTTAAACAAGTAATAGAAATACAAAAAGTATTAGGCAAAACAATACCTGTTGACATGGCAGAGAAATGGGTGTATCATAGTGAAAGTCGTGGGGAATGGGTAGACATCATGGAACTAGATGTAATCCATGCGATTAGAATATTAAGAAAACATATTGTAGATATTGAACAAGCAGAAATGGAGGAACATAATGGATAGATATAGAGTAGAATTATCATTAAATGTTTGGTCTGATACTGACAAAGGAGCAGTAAAAGTTGCACAAGATATTTGTGATAAACAAAAAGAAAAGTTTGATAATAGATGTGAGATTATCAAAGTATGTAGTAGTCCCTTTGGTAGAGTAGAGGGAGAAGATATTGTTGCTAAAGTTTATAGACAGGAGGTATTCAATGAGCAACCAACACAATAGAAAAGAATTTGAAAAGATAATGCAGGAAGTAGAACAGCTAGACCAAGAGGGTATGCTTGAGGCAGATATACAAACTGTATCTCAAGTCTATGGATTGCATGAAGATGATGATAGAGATGATATATTATTCTTTATTGCAGAAAGTTTATACGAACATGGGGTGGTAGAATGACACAATATAAAGATAAAGTTGAAGCACAAAGAAAAAAACTAGAACAAGAAAAATTAGATAACTCAATTACATCTATAGATTGCAGGTATGAAAATGGTAAATGGACAAAGATGATTACTTGTTATGGTAATGGTAAACAAGTCACAGAATATAACGATAAAAGAAAAAAGGATAAGATAGAATGGCGATAAGAAAAAAAGTAATACAAAGTATTGACCATGTTAAAAAGGTCACATCACAAGGTACAGGTGGGCGTAGTAGAAAGATTAAAATATCTACAGCTCACATGAATAAAAATAAAAGAAGAAGTTATAAAGCATATAGAGGGCAAGGAAGATGAGAGTATTAATTAAATCATACGGAGATGTGAGAATTTTTTATGATAAAATTTTTTGTTATAAAAGATATCATGTTTTATGGGAGGGCGAAAATAAACTTGAAACCTATTCAGGTTTATGGTATAATGAAAAACAAGTAATTAAATTAGTGGAGGATAGATTGCTATGAATATATTTTATTTTTATGATAGTCCAGTAGAAAGTGCGATAGCACAACCTGATAAGATGTTAGTAAAAATGCCATTGGAAACAGCACAAATGTTATGCACAGCACATAGAGAAATAGATGGCGATGAGTATGCTGATAAGGTAGGACTATACAAAAGAGCTTATTGGAATCATCCATGTACTATATGGGCAAGAGAATCTAAATTAAATTATCTTTGGTTGTATACACACTTCCTAGCTTTAGGTAGCGAGTATAAATTTAGATATGGTAGAGAACATGCAAGTATAACTAAATTAAAAGAACCTTTAAGAAAGATACCAAACATTACTAAAAAGAGTATGACACCACCTGCACAAGCTATGCCTGATGAGTACAAAAATGATGACCCTATCAAAGCATACAGAGATTATTGTACCCATGAAAAACACTACGCTAAATGGGAAAAGGGTAGAGCTAAACCTGATTGGTGGACATTGGAGGTCGCATGAAAGCTACACTAACACGAAAAGAATATAAAGAGTTTAATACTTATGTTGATTTTTTAAATGCAAAACATGGTATAAGTATACCCCATACTGTTGAAAAGATTGGGGATAAGTTTCTAGTAGAAATGCTAGAGGATATTGATGTAAATAAATTAGATAATTTACTTGACATTGATGTTGATTTGTTGTATAATGCAACACAAACAAACGCCAAAAGGAGGTAATTATGGCAGTAATAGAAGGAAAAGCTTACTGGGCTTCAGTAACTACACCAAACACTACTTTTGAACCTGTGTATACAGTAGATTTAGTTGTGAATGATGAGGTTGCAAATGATTTTGAGGCTCGTGGCTTTAGAGTAAAAGACTTATCCATAAAGGATGAGCAAGGAGCTTCAACAGGTGTTGGAAGAGCCTTAACTATTAAACGAAAAGTAAATGGTCCGAATGGCATGGTCAGAAACGCACCTAAACTTTTCGATAAAAATAAAAATCTCATGGATGAAGTAGTTGGGAATGGTTCAACTGTTAAAGTCCAATATAATGAGTGGGAAACTGAAAACAAATTTGGAACATTTAAAGGTTTGGATTTCCAAGCTATGCAAGTGTTAGATTTAGTTCCTTTAAAATCTCAAGATGGCTCAGAGCTAGACCCTTATGGGGATGGCGAGGAGTTTTAATATGATTGTAAATATTAACAACGAAAATGGAACAACTACATATGATGTTTCAAAAGTTAATGCTGAAAATCTTAGAACTCAAGCTACTGTATTAATAAATAAAGTAGGCACGATTGAGGTTATATTAGAAGCTTTAAACTTTACCAGTTCTACACACAGGGCAAATCTAGAAGCCCTCTTACAAGATTGTCCTGAATCTTTGGTAGAGAATAAAGAAGAAGAAGTCACAGAAGAAACAACAGATTCTGAAGACTAATTCGTATCTCCAAGTGAGAGGTGTGCAGAAAAGTGGATAGCACTTAAAGTATAAATCCAGTTTGATGAGGAACTGATGTTTGTAATTTACAATAGAGAATATATGCTCTGTAAGTTAGACTAGGAGAAATCATATGAACAACGCCTCTCCATTTTAATTAAACGAGGGTAAATTATGGAACAAAATAAATTTGTAAAGTATCATGTGTCATGCCATGAGTGTGGCAGTTCTGATGCTGTATCAGTAAACGAAGACGGGTCAGCTAAATGTTTTAGTTGTGGCAAGTTTTATAGTAATTATGAAAATAAGGTAACACCAATGGAAAAATATAAACAACCAACTACCATTGTAAATCCACATGGAGGTATATTTGGTAAATTAGTTGATAGAAATATCACAAAAGAAACAGCAGAAAAGTATGGAGTAAAAGTTATTTATGACTCAAATGGTCAAATGGCTCAACACTTATATCCTTTTTATATAAACAATGAGCAATGTGCTACAAAGACTAGATATGTAAAAGACAAAAGATTTTCTTTTAATGGTTCTATACAAGGCTCTGGATTGTTTGGACAAAATTTATTTAAGGAAGGTGGTAAGTATCTTACTATCACAGAAGGAGAATGTGATGCTATGGCTTCATTTGAATTGCTAGGGAGCAAATGGGCTTGTGTAAGTATCAAAAGAGGAGCTTTATCTGCAGTAAAAGATATAAAAGAAAGTTTAGAATATGTAGAAAGTTTTGATAATGTAGTGTTATGTTTTGACAAAGACAAGCAAGGACAGGAAGCTGCACAAAGAGTAGCTACGATTTTAAAACCGGGTAAAGCAAAGATTGTAACATTACCTAATGGCTACAAAGATGCAAATGATATGCTCAAACAAGGTAAACATAAAGAGTTTACTACAGCTTGGTGGGGTGCAAAGCTTTATACTCCTAGTGGCATTATTAAAGTATCTGATAAGAAAAAATCTTATTTAGATAGAGAAAGAAAAGAAAGCATACCTTTCCCTTGGCAGGGATTAAATAAAAAGTTATATGGTTTAAGGCAGGGAGAACTCGTAACTCTTACTGGTGGCACAGGACTAGGTAAGTCTAGTGTCACTAGGGAGTTAGAGCATTGGCTTATTAACCAAACAAAAGATAATGTAGGTGTAATTGCATTAGAAGAAGATTGGAAAAGAACAGTAGATGGTATACTTTCTATTGAAGCAAACGCAAGACTTTACATTGACCAAGAAAGAGAAAAGTTTTCTAAAGAAACTATCATGCAAATGTTTGATAAAGTATTTGAGGAGGATAGAGTATTCATTCATGCACACTTTGGCACTAATGAGATAGATGACATCTTTGCAAAGCTTAGATATCTTATAGTTGGTTGTGATTGTAAGTGGGTTGTGGTAGACCATTTACATATGCTTGTTAGTGCTGTGCATGAGGGAGATGAAAGAAGAGCTATAGACTCTATCATGACTAGACTTCGTAGCTTGGTTGAAGAAACAGGAGCAGGGTTAATACTTGTGTCACACTTGCGTAGGGTAGATGGAAACAAAGGACATGAGAATGGCGTAGAAGTTTCTCTATCACATCTTCGTGGTTCAAATAGTATTGGACAATTAAGTGATTGTGTGATAGCATTAGAAAGAAATCAACAGTCAGATGATGAGCTTGAAGCAAGAACAACAAAGCTTCGTGTCTTGAAGTCAAGATATACAGGAGATGTAGGCATGGCAAGTTCTTTAATTTATGATAAAGATACAGGCAGATTATCTGAAAGCGATTTATCAGAGTTTGAGGTAGAGGAAAATGGAAGTAGTATTTGATATAGAAACAGATGGGTTAAATCCTACAGTCATCTGGTGTCTGGTAGCAATAGATGAAACAGGCGATGTTTATAGATATTACGAAGACACTTTAGATGAAGGTATAAAATTTTTACAGAATGCAGATAAAATTATTGGGCATAATATTTTAGGATTTGACATACCTGTAATTAAAAAATTATATGGTATAGATTTATATAATGCAAACAAAGTGGTAGATACTTTAGTTCTTTCCAGACTTTTCAATCCTACAAGAGAAGGTGGACACAGTATAGCTAAATGGGGATATAAATTAGGTTTACCTAAAAAAGATTCTCCAGAATGGACTTGCTTTACTAAAGAAATGTTAGATTATTGTGAACAAGATGTTGTAATAAATAATAAATTATTTAATTATTTAAAAAAAGAATCTATTGGATTTTCAAAAGAATCAATAAATTTAGAACATAAAGTTACACATTTGTTGGAAGAACAAAAACAAAATGGATTTTTATTTGATGATAAAAAAGCTATGATGTTGACATCAGAATTAAGTCTTAAACTTCAACAAACTGAAGAAAAAGTTCACAAAACATTTAAACCAATATGGATAGATGATAAATTAATTACACCTAAATTAAAAAAAGATGGGCAACTTTCTAAACAAGGATTGACAGAACAAGAATACACCGATATAATAGAGGGTAGGCTTGAGCAAAAACCTTTCATGAGAAAGACTCTTCAAGAGTTTAATCTAGGCTCAAGAAAACAAATAGGTCAAAGACTACAAGAGTTTGGTTGGAAACCGAATAAATTCACACCAACAGGACAAGCTATTGTAGATGAATCAACACTTAAAAAGATTACACATATAAAGGAAGCTCAACTTATTGCAGACTTTTTATTGTATCAAAAAAGATTAGCACAAGTTCATTCTTGGATAGAAGCAGTAGATAAAAATGATAATAGAGTTCATGGTTCTGTAATTTCTACTGGTGCTATTACAGGAAGAATGGCACACAGAAGCCCTAACATGGCTCAAGTACCTGCTGTTTACAGCCCTTATGGTAAAGAATGCAGGTCTTGTTGGACAGTACCAGAGGGTTATAAACTTGTAGGTATAGATGCAAGTGGATTAGAATTAAGAATGTT